GACCAGTATTCATCTGAGGCTTCCCCTGACCGCATTGTGGGCTTGGCTGTCACGAGCCGAGAGGTTTGGGTCTTTAACCAAAGCACCATTGAAACCTTCTACAACGCAGGGACTAGCTTTCAGCGCAATAATGGCACGGTGATTCAGCGCGGTTGTTCGGCACGGGGTTCGATTCAAGTCATTAACGGCACACCCTTTTGGCTTGGCGATGACGGCTCTGTTTACCTGGCTAACGGGTATCAACCGCAGCGTATCAGCACCCATGCTATTGAGGCTGAGATTGGCAAGTCCCAGGACATCTCCACGGCTCACAGTTACTTTTGGGAATCCCGTGGTCACCTTGTCTACTGCCTGACCATTCAGGATGGCATGACCTTCTGCTACGACATCAGTACGCAGATTTGGCATCGGCGCGAATCATTTGGGGCTAATAACAGCAATACTTGGGATGTCGTGCGTGTTGGGAACAAGCTGTATAACATCAACCGAAACGACAGCAACCTGTACCTGTTTGACTGGGACTACTACCGCGATGACGATGCAAGCAATATGCTTGTGTGCAAGCGCAGGTCGCAGTATTTCCACAACAACCAACAATTCCTACGCTGTAACAGTATGCAACTGGTAATGAATACGGGCGATGTGCCTGCCAATACCACGAGTGAGGTGCTGTTCCGCTATTCCGATGACTTTGGGCGCACATTCAACAACTACCGCAAGGTGACCCTGGGCGATGTGGGCGAATACAACAAGAAGCTGCAATTCTATAACTTAGGCCGTATGGAAGTCCGTCTGTTTGAAATATCCACAAGCGGTAACAGCCGCCGTGAACTGATTGCTGCGATTCTTGACCTGACGCAATGATTAACCTTCTGCCCCATATCCGCATCAAGTTTATTAACGATGACGGGACTCCAACTAAGGACTTCTATGACTTCCTTAGAGAGCTGAACGCGACCCAGATTCCTGTGGGCGGTATCATTGCAGCCCTGACAAACACCCCACCAACGGGCTACCTGGCAACCGGCACGACTTACAGCCGAACCCAATACCCGAAGCTGTATGATGTATTAGGCACAGAAACCATCCCTTCGGTATCAGACGGTATGTACCTAGCTGATGCAGGTGCGTCTGCGGTTGGGTCGTACTTCGGGAACAACACACTTGGCCTGCTTCACACCCATGCCTACGCAACCGTGGCTTCAGGAACAGGGGCTACCGTGTCAGGGGCTAACCAGGGAAACATGGCTACCGTTGATAATCGCCCTAGAACGCTCGGTGTGCGGTTTTATGTGAGGGCTGAGTGATGCACCAGTCTTATGACCAAAACGCGGTACAGGCGATTCTAGACGGTTCTAGCAGTAGTCTGTTCAAGGTCTACGATGACAGCATCTGCTTGGTCAATGACGACCATACCTTCGTGGCATCCATCAGCAAGTCTGACATTGATGGTGTGCATAAACTTTACATAGCCTTCATGCCTGAAGTGGCAGACGGGGCATCGGAATGTGTCGAGGATGTCTTGGCATGGTTGGTGGACTTCGCAGAGGTTACCAAGCTGATAGCGTGTGTTGAACTTGACAATACAAGTGGCTATTATGCAATCAGCAAGACAGGATTTGATTTGGTTGGTGTTATAAACGCGCCAAAATGTGATGTAGCAATCTTTCAATACAGGTTTGAGGTATAAAATGGCAGCAGATATTACGAATAACCTTCCACCGGCTCTGACAAAACCTACCAGTCAAGGTTGGGGTTCTTCATTAGCAACCACGGCAGGCTCTTTGCTTGGTAGCGCAATGAGTGCTAGTGCTGCGTCTAGCGCAAACAAGAAGATAGCAAAGGCGATGGAAGATATTATTCGCCAGGCCGGAGTAACTACTGGTCAGCAGGGTGCTTTGTATCAGCCCTATGGTGAGTTTGGTCAAGAATCCCTGAACCGACTCCGAGCCTTTGAGGAAGCTGCAGCCAAAGGTGACTATACTGCTCTAACCGCATCCCCTGAATACCAGTTTGCCCTGCAACAAGGTCAGTCTGACCTAGCCCGTAACCTGGCTGCTCGTGGTGGCTTGTTCGGTGGTCAGGCTCAGAAGCAGTTTATTGACTACGGGCAAGGTCTTGCTAGTAATCAGATGCAGAACTACTTGAACCGCCTTCAGGGTGGTGTTCAAACGGGCATGGCAGGCGCAGCCGGTCAATCTAACGCTCTTTCCGATTACCTTAACTACTACTCACAAGCTCGTGGTATTAAAGGCCAAGCAGCAGCCGATGCGCGAGTGGCTAAGAACAATGCGTGGCAAGCAGCCCTTGAGGGCTTTGCTAAGATGTTTCCATCCTAATTTGGCGGTTATATTATGATTTATCAAAACCCGTATCAGAACATCCGAACCGCAGACATCTATGGTGCGCGTAAACAAGCTGCCCAAGACCAACTGACCGCCCAAGAAAACGAGCTGATTTTGAAGCAAAAACAAAATGCTTTTCAAAAGGCAAAGATTGTTGATACCTACAAAGCATTAAATACATTTGCAGGGAAATCTGACGAAAGCAAGGCAGCTCAATGGCCTACTGTTCGCGCACAGATTGTATCGCTCAGCCCTGAAATGGAACAAGGGCTTCCGAAAGACTGGATGTCCGACCCTGTTGGAAATCAAAGTCAACTTCAAGCAGCTTTAGAAGGTATGTCAAATTTTATCACCCCTGAACGCATCACCCTGAGAACAGATGAAGTAATACAGGAACGGTTGCCTGGCGGTCAGTTTACGGAAATCGCAAGTGGCCCAAAGAAACCTAAAGAGTTTCTCAAGATGGTTGAGATTAGGATTGGTGATACCACATATAGGATTCCTGAAGGTACTTTGCCAAGCGGAAGCATTTTGTCAGGACAGTTTGTTCAAGATGCTCGGCAGCCTGGTGCGCCTGCTATTCCTGTTAAGGAATACTTTGCTATGTATCCTAACGATTGGCCTAAAAATGCAGAGGTTATTTCAGGCAATAGCCCAACTGCAGCAACACAGCCATCAGTCAATTCTCTTTCCAAACCGCCTGCTGCACCTATGGCTGTTCCTGGTCAGACCGAACTTCCACCCCGTAACTTCAATGCCCCAAGTCCGACCAACCGCGCAGGCGAAACCAATGTGGGTTACCCCATTGATGAAAACGCTATGATGCAGCAACAGCAGATTATGCCGACTATGGGTAACATGATGCTCAGGGGCGCAGGCGCGGTCATGGCAGACGAGTTTGCCCCACAACCGCGAAATGCCCTTGTTGGTGGAATGATGCCACAACCTTCTCAGTTTGCTGAACTTATGCCTGCAGGTAGCGCACCGAACCGTTTTGGTTCACCTGGTGTTGAGGGCATTGATTTTGCTGCGACTGGTGGAAGGCCGAAGGTCGAGATTGTCAATGGTGTTGTAACCTATACCGCGCCGCCGAAGCCAGCATCTAAAGATGAAAAACCTGTTTTCAGGGCATTGACTTCACAGGAGATTATAAAAGAAGGACAAAATCCAGAACTAGTTACTGGTAGAATATCTCAGTTTGGCGAGATTCAATGGAAAGATAAAAAAACCCCAGAGCAAATTAAATCTGAAAGCGCACAAGCTCAGTCTGCTGCAGCTCAGGCTTATGAAAGCACGGGAAGCGCAATGAAATTACGAGCAGACAAACTAACTGTGCTTCGTGGTCTAAAACGGTATCGTGATGTTCTTAATAAACTAGGAGAACAAAAGGTTGTTGATACTGGCCCGCTTGACCAGTTTGTTAGCAAATATACTAATCTTGGAAGCGAGCTTGATGGGCTTAAAGAATCGGTTGGCGAACAACTATTGGCTGCATTTAAAGTTAAAGGCGACCCCGCTACTCAGGATGAGCTTGAAAAGAAAAAAGCACAGCTTCCAAATACAGGAAGAAGGCTTTATCAGAACTTTAATAATCTAAATATGGTAGAGGAGTATATTCTTTCACAATTAGGTGTTCAGGCAATGATTACTAATGACAATGAATGGAAAGCACTACCGCCCAATACCAAATACATTGACATTCGTGATGGAACTCCGAGGATTAGGCGCGCCCTTCCAGGGGAACAAGTTAAATGATTTCTAATAACAATCGCTCATTAAGTGCTGATGATGAAGTATTTAACCCGCAATTAGAGCTTAATAATCCTAATCGTGCTATTGGTTCTGGCTCTCAATCGGTTGGTGCTGACAATCCTTATTTTCAAGAGCCTACCTTTCTTGATAGGGTAGAGGTAAAGATAACCCCAGAGGAATTGCGCAGGGCTAAAACAAGCGATGCCCCATTAAGTTTCTTTGAAAAGCTGCAAGGTGGTTTGTATTCTGCATATCTGTGGGATGACCCTGTGGGGTATAGGATTGCTCTTGAGGATAGCAATCGCAGGGGCGATTCAATGATTCGTGGCCTGGCAAAGGCCGGTACTGGGCTTGTTGACCTTGCAACTACTGCTGTTCAGTATTCGCCACCTGTTGCTATGATAAATGCCCTTGCTAGTCCTGAGCCTACTACTGCTGACCTTGTAGCAGGTAGAAAGCCTGCACGAGCCATTGAGATACCAAACATTACTCAGCCCGTACAAGATGTTTTAACCGATGTTGGTGTAATGAAGCCTGAAACACCTTTTCAGCGCGGTATTGAAACCACAACTTCTTATGTAGGCGGT